AGAATTATTATAAACAGGTTAAAGGCATCAATGATGTCTTAAATACAGATTATTTGTAGGTGTTAGAATGAGTGAAATTATAGTTAGTAAGAGAGACGGTGCTTCCGAGTCATTAGACTTAGAAAAAATGCACAAGGTGGTATTTTTTGCCTGTGAAGGTGTTACGGGTGTTAGTCCAAGTGAAGTAGAAATCCGTAGTCATTTACAGTTTTATAATGGCATTAGCAGTAGTAATATTCAAGAAACTCTTATTAAGGCGGCGGCAGATTTAATTACAGAAGAAACGCCAAACTATCAATGGGTAGCAGGTCGGCTGATTAATTATCATTTACGTAAAATGGTTTATGATCAGTATGAGCCGTGGCCGTTACAACAAATTATTGACAAAAACATTGAACTAGGTTTTTATGATGATGAGATTTTACAACTTTATACACCTGAAGAAATTGAATTAGCAGATAGTTATATAAGACATGATCGAGACGAGAACATTGCATACGTGGGTATGGAACAATTTAGAGGCAAGTATCTTGTACAAAATAGAGCTACGGGCATTGTGTATGAAACACCACAAGTAGCATACATGATGATTGCACTAACATTGTTTAGCGATTATGCTAAAGAAGAGCGTATGCGTTGGGTAAGAGATTTCTATAACGCAACAAGTAATTTTGATATTAGTTTGCCAACACCTATTATGGCAGGACTACGTACACCACAAAGACAGTTTTCTTCTTGTGTTCTCATTGAAACAGATGATAGTTTAGACAGCATTAATTCAACTTCGTCATCTATAGTCAAATATGTTTCACAGAAAGCGGGTATTGGTATTGGAGCAGGCGCCATTCGTGCCATTGGATCTCCAATTCGCAAAGGAGATGCAACACATACAGGAGTTATTCCATTTTACAAAATGTTTCAAAGTGCAGTTAAATCATGTAGCCAAGGTGGTGTTCGTGGTGGAGCGGCGACTCTGTACTATCCTATCTGGCATTTGGAAGTGGAAGACTTACTAGTACTAAAGAACAACAAGGGTACAGAAGACAATCGTGTTAGACATATGGATTATGGCGTACAGTTTAATAAACTTATGTATGAAAGACTGCTAACAAATAAAGACATAACCCTGTTTTCTCCTAGTGATGTACCAGGATTATATGAAGCATTTTTTGCTGATCAAGATAAATTTAAAGAAATATATGAAGCGGCTGAAAAAGACGACTCTATTAGAAAGAAAACTATTCGTGCTCCTGAGTTATTTGCAATGTTTATGGAAGAGCGTAAAAATACAGGTCGTGTATATCTTATGAATGTAGACCATGCTAATACACATGGTGCATTTGTTGAAGATACTGCTCCTATTCATCAGAGCAACCTTTGTTGTGAAATCAATTTGCCAACAAAGCCACTTTCAAGTTTGGATGATACAAACGGAGAGATTAGTTTATGCACGTTAAGTGCAATTAATTGGGGCAATATTAAAACCCCAGAAGATTTTGAAAAACCTTGTACTTTAGCAGTCAGAGCATTAGACGCACTATTGGATTATCAGAAGTATCCAGTACTGGCCGCAGAATTAAGTACAATGAAAAGACGCCCATTGGGTATAGGTATTATTAACTTTGCATATTGGTTGGCAAAGAATGATACTAATTATCAGGATCCTAATTTAGAATTAGTTGACGAATGGGCAGAAGCATGGAGTTACTACTTAATTAAAGCAAGTGCTGATCTTGCCTCTGAAAAGGGTGCAATTAGTGGTAACAAAGAAACAAAATATGGGCATGGTATTACACCTAACCTAACATATAAAAAAGAAGTAGACGAACTAGTCAAGCATAAAGAACGCATGGACTGGAAAGGTTTAAGAAAGCAACTAGCAGATACTGGTATCAGAAACTCAACACTCATGGCACTAATGCCAGCAGAAACATCTGCACAAATTTCTAATTCAACAAATGGTATTGAACCTCCACGTAGTTTTGTAAGTGTTAAACAATCAAAACATGGTGTACTAAAGCAGGTTGTACCTGGTTATCCTCGTATGAAAAATGCATACGATTTATTATGGGATCAAAAGTCTCCTGAGGGCTATTTAAAAATTATGGCTGTATTACAAAAATATATTGATCAAGGCATCAGTGTTAATACAAGTTATAATCCAGTTCATTTTGAAGATGAGAAGATTCCAATGAGTAGTATGTTACAACATCTTGTAATGTTTTACAAGTATGGTGGTAAGCAACTATATTATTTTAATACTTATGACGGACAAGGAGAAATGGAGTTCAAAGAAGAAGAACAACAGGAACTTGCTCCAACCGATATTGATGAAGAAGACTGTGAAGCATGTGTAATATAAAGGAAATGACATGGCTGTTTTAAATGTAGCACAAAAGAAAGAACATACAGAAAACTTAGCATTCCTTGACGAGGGTCTGGGTATGCAACGTTACGATACTTTAAAGTATAAACAATTTGATAAGTTGACAGACAAACAACTTGGATTCTTTTGGCGTCCTGAAGAAGTAGATATTCTAAAAGATGCTAAAGACTTTAAGGATTTGACTGAACACGAACAACATATTTTTACAAGTAATCTGAAGAGACAAATCTTGTTGGATAGTGTACAGGGTAGAGCTCCAGCAGAGAGTTTCAATCCTATTGTAAGTTTACCAGAACTTGAAAACTGGATTACTACTTGGACATTTAGTGAAACAATCCACAGTAGAAGTTATACACATATTATTAGAAACGTATATGCAAATCCTACAAAAGTATTTGATGAGATGCTAGACATTCCACAAATTTTGGATTGTGCTGATGATATCACAAAATACTATGATGATCTAATTGAAAAAAGTATGTACTATCAACTCTTAGGAGAAGGAACACATACAGTCAATGGTAAGAAGATTGTTGTTGACAAATATGATCTTAAGAAAAAAGTATGGTTGGCACTTAACAGTGTAAACATTTTGGAAGGTGTTCGTTTCTATGTAAGTTTTGCTTGCTCTTGGGCTTTTGCAGAACTTAAAAAGATGGAAGGTAATGCAAAGATTATTAAACTAATTGCACGTGATGAGAACGTACATTTAGGTAGTACACAATATATGATTACAAAAGTGCTTCCAAAAGAAGATCCAGACTTTGTTAAAATTGCAGAAGAGTGCAAAGACGAAGTTACAAAAATGTTCACTGACGCAGTAGAACAGGAAAAAGAATGGGCAGATTTCTTATTTGCTGGTGGTTCAATGATTGGTCTAAACGCAAAACTATTACATGATTACATTGAATGGATCTGTTGTAAAAGGATGACAGCATTAGGCTTGAAGTGTCCTTATACAACTACACAAGCAAATCCACTACCTTGGACACAAAAGTGGATTAGTGGAGCAGAAGTACAAGTCGCACCACAAGAAACAGAAATTAGTTCATATGTTATTGGTGGCGTAAAACAAGACGTTGACGATAAAACGTTCAGCGGATTATCACTATAGGGAGATATATATGAGCATAGTAATTTGGGGCAAGCCTGCTTGTCCTTCTTGCATGAGAGCAAAAGCTCTATGTGAACAAAGACAGTATCCTTATGAGTACAAGGAACTTGGCAAAGACTTTGATCGCGAAACAATTATGGAGAATTTTCCTGGAGCAAGGACATTCCCACAAATCGTGATTAATAATGACAAAATAGGTGGATATGAACAGATGCTAGAGTATATCGATAATACAGGATATAATGGCACTGGACATTCCTTTTAGGAGAATCATATGATTATTGAAAGTCCTTATAAAGAAGGCGATGTTGTTAGCATCAAACTTAGTTCTGGCGAGGAAATGGTTGCCCGTCTAGAAAAAGAAACAAAAGATCACATTGTAATTAGAAAGCCACTAATGTTAGTGGCTGGTGATAACGGAGCAGGATTGGCTCCTTTTATGTTTACTGTTGATCAAGAAGCAAAAGTAAAACTTCACACAAACACAATTATTTGTATTGTAAAAACATCTAAAGATGCTACTGATACATATACACAGAGTACAACAGGACTTGCAGTAGTTAACTAATGTATACATTAGACATTCGGAAAGGTAAGAGTAAACTTTCTGTTTCAGATGATAAAACGTTCTTACAAAAACAAATATTCACTGGCGAATTAGAATGGGAACACATGACGGCAGTAACGAGCAAGTCTGACGTTTACATACAGCCAATTGATCTTATAAATTCAACAACATATTCTATGCAGTATATTGAAAATTCACTGAACTTTCATGATTTTTTTAATACACAATTATTTAAAGTTGATCCAGAAATACTTTTCCACCTATGCCATAATGCTATGTGTGCATTATTTGAACATAGAAAAGTGATAGTCAGTATACAAAATGAATATCCTGGAATTGAACATACAGATATGACAGACTATAATCTGCTTGTAAATTTAGATGATTACAGTGTTAAAATAATGGACATAGATTCTATTAGGGTTCAGAACAATAATTTGATGGGTGCCATGACAAGCTCGTATAAATCTACGCTAAATACTATAATACATATGGAATCATTAGTAGCAGAACAGAGATCAAGAAATGCCAGAAACACATAGAGATAGAGATGATCGTTCATGTGGTGCAGTTACAAAGGCCGCATGTGCTAACGTCTATACAAATAATAGAATAACTTCAGTGGATGGCAACCCAAATACACATGGTGCTGGTAACTTAAAAGCGGCCAATCCTAACGTGTATATTGGAGGAATTTTAGTTGTGATAAATGGAAACAGTGCAAGCCCGGATAGATTGTGTCCAATTCCAGGCGGTCCACATTGTAATCCAAAAGCAACTAGCGGTAGTCCAAACGTTTATATTGGAGGATAAATGACAGATTTTCAGGGCGGATTAGAAAGTGCTAACGAATATTTAAATAGGACAGTAAGTATACCTACTAGCACTACTATTGATCCAACAACAGGTACAGTAACGACAACAGAACAGAGCTTTACTATGCGAGAGCTTATCTGTAGTTTATTGGCTGGTAATGGATTAAAGTTACCAAATGTTCAAATTTGTCTAAAAGCAAACTTAGGCAGACTGTTAAACAAT